GTAGCTGCTTGGCTTTACTATGAATTGGATTCACATCAGAGATGGGGTGGAGCTTCTCATTGGTATCCGAGTTGGCGTTGCTGGGAGGATTGGCAGGAATGAAAGTTGTTGATCTGTGTTGCGGAGCTGGTGGTCTTAGCATTGGTTTTGAACGAGCAGGTTTTGAACACGTTCTTTTAGTTGATTCAGATAGGAATTGTTGCAACACTATTAAAGCTAATCGACCTGAGTGGAATGTTTTTCATGGGACAATAAATGATGCGAAGTTCCCTGATGATGTTGACATAGTTGTAGGTGGTCCTCCGTGTCAGGGTTTCAGCGTTGCAGGTAAACGTGATCCTGAAGATAGTCGAAGTGCAGTTGTTTGGGATTTTCTGAATGCAGCTGAGGAAATGAATCCTTCTTTCGTGTTGATGGAAAATGTTGCAGGTTTAGGATCTTACGAAGATGGAAAAATGTTTAACGATATTATTCAACGTTTCTATGACATGGGTTACTCTCAGGTGACTAGTAGCGTGTTGACTTCTTGGGATTATGGTGTTGCTCAAAAAAGGCAAAGGCTTTTTATTGTTGCTAGTAACAGCTCTTACGAGTTTCCTGAACCTTATTCTTATAAACCTGTGTTGAGAGATGTGTTGCAGGGAGTGCCAGATAGTATCGGTGCTTCTTATTCTGAGAAAAAGAAAAAGGTTTTAGATCTAGTTCCTGCAGGTGGATGCTGGGTTGACTTGCCTTTGGAAGTTCAGAAGGAATACATGGGTAAAACTTTTTTTAATTCTGGTGGTCGAAGGGGAGTGGCACGTAGGATCAGCTGGGATGAGCCTTGCTTAACTGTTTTGACTAATCCTGGTCAGAAGCAAACGGATCGTTGCCATCCTGATGAGACTAGACCTTTTACTGTGAGAGAGTCGGCTCGTATCCAATCGTTTCCTGATGAGTGGATTTTTGCTGGTTCTATGTCATCTCAATACAAACAGATAGGGAACGCTGTTCCACCTAATTTGGCTCACTGTTTGGCACTCAATTTTTCATAGAAAGGAATAAGTAATGGGTATACCACCATCAGGTGAACACACCACACTAACAAGAGAAGAATACTTGAGACTAAGAGAAGAAGAGGCTCAACAACCGCCTCGTAAACGTGCCATGAAAAGGCACTCTTCCATAAGTAAATGGGATATAAGCTGATCATACCAATTTTTGTCACACCCATCGTTTAAGCTAGTTACATGATTGAACACAGATTTAGACAGTCCTGGGCTAACACTTTTTTAGATTGCCCAGAAGCTGCACGAACTCAGATGAACGGAACAGCAATAGATAAAACCAACAGCTCTATGGTTAGAGGGACAGTGGTTCACGAAGCCATAGAGAAAGCTTTGCTTGCTCGTATGGCTGGAACAGAGTTTTCTTTAGAGGATATTCTCAGCTCATATGAAGAAGCTTGGGAAGAGTATGTTGATGAAATAGATTTTTGGTTAGAACCTGAAGCTAAAGTTCAGGAAATGGGAGCGCTTCAAACCCAAGTATGGTTTAACGAAGTTTTCCCTGATCTCAACCCTGTAGGTGTGGAAAAGACTTTCGAGTTTACTTTGTATCAGGATGAGCAAAGACGAATCAAACTGCATGGCACTAGAGATCTTGATGAGGATGGCATGACATGGGATTGGAAAACAGGTCGAGCTAAAAACGCTTGGGAAGTCAGACGCAACAACATTCAATCAATGATTTACACTCTCGCTAGAGCGCACGAATTGCAAGATTTTGAAACCCCACAACCTTTCACGTTCTGCCATTTAGATAAAGGCAAACTGCAGAACATAGAGGTGATTCGCACTCCAGGCGATTGGGATTCTTTAATACCTTTCTTCATTAACATAGCTGAATTAATAGAAGCACGTTTACCTACGTGGCCCTTACGCTATGATGGATGGAGATGCAGTGACAAGTGGTGTGGTAACTTTATGAATTGTAGAGGTAAACACATCGGCGAGTCGCCGACTAATTGGTAACCAATAAACAACCCTGAAAGGGAAATTAAATGACAGAGATACAAACCCCAAACGTGATTAGTTTTGCGTTTGAACAAAAGATAACCGAGCAACAGTATGAAACTACTACAGCTCGTTTGTCTATCACTTGTGCATATCCTGATTCTTTCGATCACGAAGCACTATTAGCAGAGGCAAGCAGTCTTGTAGGTAACATCAAATCAGAGGTGTATAACGCTCTTGGTGTTGAATGGGATCTAACAGAATCGGGGTTGCCTATGCGAAGGCTACGAAAAAGCGTTTCCGCTTCTTCAAGCGCTCCAGCTAGTTCCCCTGCGCCAGCACAGACCAGTGTTGCTGCAGCACAACCAGCACCAGTAACAGCAGGTCCAGCGCCTGCAGCGGCAGCGAAACCTCGTCGAAGTAAAAAAGAATTAGACGAGAATGGTTTTGTTACTGATGGTAAACAATCAGCTTGGAATGTTGCTTTTCTTTGTGCAGGTCAAAAAACTGATGACGGTAAAATCATCGTTTTTGATAACGCTAAGAAGAAAGCTCTCGGTAAAGCTAACGGTGGTTACGCACCTAACGCAGCTGACTTTAACATTTCTCAAGCAGGAGCTTCGCTCTACGGCTTGGGTGCTGAACGTATAGGTTTATGGCTGTCAGATGCCCCGACACACATCCAAGCAGGAGATGGGTCTATCATTGAATTCAATGAGGAGGCTATGCACACTGCCTGTGGTGGTTAATGACTGAAGTTCCCTCCCCTCTATCTCCTGATGAGATTGTTGCACGTTTAGAAGCGACAGTTTCGTCAGGGGATGAGGATCTTCAATACCGTTACATTGAACCTACTTCAACAGCATTTGATTCTTTTGTTGACTATGTGCGAAACGACGAAGGTCGTTTTCTTTTAGGTTTCCCTGAAGTTGATCTGGCACTCAGGGGTTTAGCAAAGGGTGAAATGATGCTCGTTGTGGGTCATAGTCATAACGGTAAATCACAAGTTTTATATAACGCTATTGTTAATGCTTTACTAAATAGCGATTCTCATATTCTTATCTTCTCTCCTGATGAGCCTCGTGAGCTGGTAGCTCAGAAGCTTCACTGTTTAGCTTACGGACGTAATGGTGAAGAGCTGGAACAGTTAATTAAAGATGGTGATCCTGCTACTTTGGATGAAGTCAGGACAGCTTCTCGAACTTTGTTCAACAGAGTTATTATCAATGATCATGCTTTGAGTTTCAATCAGATGACTGACGCTTTGAAAGAGGTTCAAGACTATTGGGGTAGGCATCCTGACTTTTGTATGATCGATTATCTTGAGTTGCTTCCAGGCGATTCGGATGCGACAGGAGTGGTAGCTAAAGCACAAGGTGTTAAACGCTGGTGCAAGGATGCTTCTCTTCCTGTGGCTGTGGTGCATCAGGCTGGTCGTGGTTCAGGTGAACGTCATAAACCTGCGACAATAGCTGCAGGTCGTTACGGTGGTGAGCAGGAATCTTTAGCAGTGTTAGGTGTGTACCGTAAACGTGACGATCCTGCTTTAACATATTTGGAGAAGTGTTACCATTCTGTTTCTATTAATGTGAGGATCAATAAGAATAAAAGACCACCTAATAAGCTTGGTGATTTTGAATACTTTCTTTGCCCACATACAGGTCAGATAAGACAGTACAGAGATGACGATATTCCACCTGATGACAGGTTTATGCGATGAACGATGTTGAGATTGTAGAAAAGTTTTGTTTTCTTTTCAGAGGTAATTGTTTAGCTAAGGAAACACCTGAGGGTGATTTCCGACCTTGGCGTGACGAAGACGACAATCCTGTCCCAGCTCAAGGTATTTCTTTCATGGAAGCTGTTCAAAAACATTTGTGGGGAGATTACCGTATAGGTGTTTACCCTCTGATGGAGATCACTGGTTCTCCTAAATGCAATGTTGGATGGTTGGCTGTTGATTGGGACGAGGGAGATCCTTCTCTTACAGATGCTTTGAATGTTCAAGGGCTTTTATCTCAATTAGATATTGTTTCTTTTGTTGAGCCTTCAAGGTCGAAAGGTTTTCACTTGTGGGTATTTTTAGATGAGGATGTTCCTGCTCAGATGGGACGTAACGCTATGCTTGCTGGCTGTCAGATAGTTGATGCTCCAACTAAAGAGGTTTACCCTAAACAAGTTACTATGCCAGCTAAAGGTTACGGTAATGGTATACGACTCCCATATGCCCAGACACGCCCAGAAGGTCGCCAGGAGGCTCTACGCGCGTCTGAGAGCAACCTATTATTAGAGGAGTTTGTTGAAGCTGCATACAATTCTTTAACAGATAGACAAAAAATAGTTAAACTAGCTTCCTTATATGAACCACCAGCAGCCACTGCGCCAGTGCCTGTACCAAAATTTACTCACACTAGAGTAGGAGCTGACTTCAAATTCGTAGCGAGAGACATATGGGATAACGGACCTAAACACAACGACAGAAGCCTAGCTTTGTTTTCATTCGCATGTTCTTTATTTAGACAAAAATACTCTGAGAACGCTGTCTTAGAATGGACAAGACAATGTGATCTCAGATGGGGGCAAAAGTTTGCCACCAGAGGAACCGAAGGGGAGAAACAGCTTTCAAAGCTGGTCACTGACGCATACTCTAAAATGCGATGACTACCTACAGATTCGTCATACCTGGGCGACCTAAAGCTAAAGGAAGACCACGTTTCGCTAGAGGACGAGCGTACACGGATAAGAAAACTTTAGACGCAGAGCAACGCATAGCAGACGCATACAAAGGACCATTCTTTAATGGTCCAGTTTCAGTGTCATGCACATTCAGCAAAAAAAGAACTGTTGTAACCATCACAGATTTAGATGAAGAAATATGTCCATTAACAGCAGACTTAGATAATTTGTGTAAGACTGTTAAGGACGGGCTGAATGGAGTTGCTTATGCGGATGATCGGTATGTTCAAAAATTGGCAGCAAGAAAAAAGTAAATGACCTTCGCGGATCAGCCTTTCAACAAGAGGCTTTACGCTATGGGAGATATAGCTGAAGGCAAATTTGAAGAGTGGTCAAAAAACAATTTTGTACGCTATGGGCTGAACAGACCACCATTAGCTACATGGAGATTACCTGAACGTATCAGGTTCACTCCTGACTATCTCACCACCAACTGTTTAGTTGAAGTGCAAGGATTTGGTAAGAAACAAATCATTCACATGAAACCAGACAAATGGGAAGCTTTACTCTGGTGGGATCGTACCGTGATGCCTGTCGAATTGTTTTTATACGATTCACATAATGATAGACAGCTCATGTTTCCAATTAAGAAGCTGCGCCCTTTCGTAGATAACGCTGAGATAGGTACATTCCCTGAAGGTAACAAGTACTATGCTATTAAAGCACAGGAAGTATGGACAGAGTTAGGTGGTTAGCTGGAATGAATCTCGGAGAAAAGAATCTCTATACGATCCTCTCAGTTCGTACCTGCCTAGATGGAACCGTTACGGGTCAGCGTTCTACCGCCCTTTCTCACCTATTGAAGCTCTCATATCCTGCCCACCTTTTGAAGATCCTGAAGAATCAATCTCAGAACAAATGGAATTACGTGACATTATCGCAGATGCGCTGGATGAATTAGATGAAGAAGATAGATGGATACTCGATATGTTGGTTGTTGCTAGGCTTAGTCTCCGTTTTGTTGGGGGCATACTCGGTATACCTAAAACGACATTGGCTAGGCGGCGTGACAGAATCCTGGATGAACTCAAAGAAACGCTGGCTGAGAACCCTGTGGTATCACAACGGTTAAAGAGTGATTAGTTTCAGAGTAGGGAAAGACAAATACACCTACGTGAAAGCATTTCATGGAAACCCTAAAGGCTGGAATGTTACCCTTTTACAATTCATGGAAGCTTGTGTAGCAGGTAAAAGACTTTCTCAGATTTGCTGAGGTCCCGCATCAACACACTCTGTGATGAAAGACATCCATTTCTCTAACCACAACAACACTTCTTTTTGAGCTAACCAATTCCCATCAGCTGCTTCCTCCCAAGCAGCCAACAAAGATATCAGGTCATCTATTCTAAAAACAGTAAGAATGCCAAGCATCTCACCGTTCCATTTGGCATGAGTGCCGTCTAAAATATCGAAAACACTACTTGTTTCAGTTAGTTCATTGTCGATAGATTTTTGCAGTTCTTCACGAACTGGACCCGCCATAAAAGAAGCCCACTCCGACTCAAAGTCGATGTTGGGCTTCTCACTCATTTAGCTAGACGTTCCTTAGCTAGAGACTTAACAGCTGAAAGTAAAGCCGCACCGCCAGCTACTGCTGCGCTACGTGCTGTACTCAAATCACCTAAAGTGAAAACTGCTAACCCTGATTGGAGAGCTGTCCAAAGACTTCTCTCTAGCCAGTCGCCCCAATTAAATTTGGAAGATGTACTCATTTTTTTCCTTTCTTCGCTCGACCTGCTTTACTAAAAGCAATAGCCGAAGCTTGGTCTTTTGAATATCCCTCACTTATGAGTTTACCAATATTATGAGAGACAGTGGAACGATCCGAACCACTTTTTAAAGGCATTTTAGTACCTTGGTTTACGAGGTTTTTTTCTACCCACTAATCGTTCTCGTCGAACTTGGCTCGCATGCCGTTAGCCATACGTAACATAGCGTCACCTGACAATGTGCCAAGATTAGAAGTAGGTCGAGTAACACTTGTTACCAACACTTTGTCAGTGCTGACCTCTTGAGGTGTCTTATTTATAAGATCCATTATGACCTACTTTCCGAAAGGACGACCATCATGAGCGGCATTCCCTAAATTAGTGTTACGAAGATACGCTGCAGCTTTCTTAGCTTTCTGCGACATATCCCACATATTAAACGAAGACGTAGAGTCATATAGCTGCTCATCTTGAGAGCCGAACGTGTCTTCAAAACTTCCGTATCCTTCACCTTTTGGCATGTGAATGACCTCCTATACTAAGAACATACAGTCCCATGTTTGACGGTCAATAACGCCGTTAGGACGCAAGAAACCGAATTTTTTCTGAAAACTTTTAACAGCACCTTTAGTTTTCTGACCGAAAACACCATCAATAGCGCCACAATCGTGACCCCTATCTCTAAGCCTTCCCTGAGCCAGCTGAACTAACTGCCCTCTGCTACGTTTCCTTCTAGACAAAGGACTCTTATCAAGCCCTTTACCTAATTCTCTTAAATATTTAGCTATCGCTTCAAAATCTATAGTCGCAGGGTTACCTTCATATAAAACAGAACCATTCTGCAACCATGAGTACAATTCAGAACCTGGACAAGTAGTCGAAGCCAGATCCTTATGCCCTTTCACCCAAAGTCTCCCTCCATAACGAGATTGGATATCTTCAATCACTTCCGTGATTGAGATAAGCGCAGTCTCAGGGACGGTTCGACCTCCATAGCCTGTGAAACAGATACTCTCTGTCTTGAAGTTGTAATGCTTGGTGGCCCCTGACACGATCCCTGGACCACGCCCTTCATATATCACTCCGTTTTCATCCACCAACCAATTGTAGGCAATAGCGTTCCAGCCACGAGTATCCATGTGATAACGCTCGTAAGATTTGACAGCATCTACGCCTTTAGGAGGAGAAGAAACACCAGAATGATGAAGAACTATACCCACAACCCTTGACGATCTAAGCCTCGAAAAAGGCTTTCTAGTTGGTCTTGCACCCCAAGTGTGTCGTGATATGTAATCCATTATTCTAAACCTCCTGCGTCCCAAAGAGTTTAGACTTCACGCGTTTCCAAATCGAGCATATCTCTGTAATATTCGCTGTCTTCTCTTTGCATTCTTAACAGCTGATTCCTCTGCTCTTCAGGAGTGTTCACTCTTAAACCACCACCAAACAGCACAGAAATCCATGTTGTCATACGACGAGCTTCGTTCTGATATTTCTTTTCGTTACCGAACAATTTACGGAACCGTCCTAGATAAGGCATCATCTGATCCAAAATGTACAAATCAGAATCAGTCATCTTCCACTGACCTTCCCTGTTTTTTTGAGCCTTATTTAATGAACCTAGTAAAGGCATCAAACCAGGAATGTTTTCATACACAGGAGGAACCTGCTGCAACCTTCCTTTCAAAGGAATGTCAGCGAAGAATTGTTTCCCAGCCCACAACTCGATAGGAAGTTTAGCTAAAGGAAACGCAGCTTCAGTAAAGATCTTCGCTGGAGAAGAAGGTTCTTTCAACCAACGGTTCAAATCTTTAAAAGGTAAATCAGGTAGCAGATAAACCTGTGAACCGTCCATCCTCCAAGGGAGTCTCACGCCAAGGTTCTCTAAGAAATAGTCTGGGACTATTCCTTCCTCATCGCTCATGTATTCAATCTCGGCTTTAATCTGATGCATCCTTGACCACGCTTTAGGTTGTTTACCAACCGATTCTAACAACACAGGCAGAATGCTTTTCTGCCATTTCCAGAAAGGAATAACCATTTTGATTTTCGCTTCTGTGGGTGTTAACTCTGCGTAATCAAAATGAAATTTGTTTACCTGTCGTTGAGCTGTAGCGATGTCTCCACCTTTTTCTAAAACGTCCATAGCTAAAGCGCCACGAACCATAAATTCGACATCTTCGTTTCTTTTACGAATAAATTTAAGAGGCAGAAACTCTGGTCGCCAAAACTTCCAAAGAGAATAATGACCTTTATTAGCAACCTTTTCAACAACTTCGCTTGCAGCTTGACCACCTTCAGCTATGCCGTTGCGTAACACTTTCTCAAAATTTTTCAAATAGTTACTGTTAACTTGACGAAAACCGCCTGGAAGACCTTTCAAAGTTATTGTCTTCCCAACTTTACCTTTACTTAATTCCCAAGCCAAATATCTAGTTCCACTCAATGCACCTTCTAAACCACCAAGAGCGATAGTCTCAGCAGGTTTACCTGTCATACGAGCAACCTTGTTTAAATCAGACATATATTTTTGATCTTTTAAAGCTCTGTAAGCTGCGTCTTGCGCCGCACTTCTCATAGCGGCAACTTTAGTATGCTGACCCATTTCAACACCAGCTATTTGACTGTTGATCCAAACAGCACCAACCATGTTTCTCATAAAGAAACCTGGGGTAGCGACAGCTTGAGCTTTCCAATAGTTTAGAATATGCCCATAGCCTCTCCAAAATTTGTTCAAAGCTTTAGGGTCATTCATTTTTGCTGCAGCATAAATAGCTGAAGCAAAAAGCTCGGCATGTTCACCCACATTAACGCCTGCCATTCCTTGCAACCATTTTCCTGTCAGCTGGTTACTTAAAGCCTCGTTGTAGGCGTTAGAAAAACCTTGTTGACCCCTTTCAGTGTTGATCATTTTGATTGCTTCTTCTTGACTTTCAGCTGCAGAAACACGCCTGCCGAGATCAGCTGAACGTCTAGCTGACTGTATTTCAGTTTCTAAATCCATGATCTGTTCTTTAGCTGATTGCAAATATTTTTGCTGGTTGAAAAATTCGTCTGGTGTTAGCACATCTTTAGTTGCTAACAGTCGAGCGTCTTCTAAACCTTCCATCATGCTTGGTGTTATCTCTTCAAATCTTTTCATGTTGAAAGTTACTTCTTCCAACAATTCTGTGTACAGAGATGCTTTCTCTGTTGCTTGTCCTGCTGTTTGTTCCACCAGTTTAGTTAAATAAGCCAAATCAGGAAGCTCACCTGCACCGATCTGATTCATAGCAGCAGTTAAATAATCCTCGTCAGCCTGATGCAAAAATGTAGTAGAACCAGTCGTGTCATCCAGCTTCACCCACTCAGAATACTGATCAGCCCACTTTTTCATAGCAGGTTCTATATTCTTAGGAACCTGACCTGTCTCCAAAGTACGAAGCATCTGTTTCGCAGCAACAATAGTTTCATCGCCCAACGCCGCAGTGTTCATCAAACCATTCATCTGAGCCAACGCAGATTCCATAGACGCTATGCTACGCTCAACATAATTTAAATCAGGAGGAACAGTTTGACCTCCTTTAGTTAAAGCAGCTTTCATACCATTAACAGATCTACGCAAAGCAGACACTTGATACCCTAAAGTATTAGCTATACCAGCATAATCATCAAGAGTATTAGCCCACCCTGTAGTAGCCAAAGGCTTAACAGAATTCAAATCACGAATAGTGGCTTTCAAACCTTTAGGAATCCAATTACCATTACCAGAAACAAAATCATTCATTTTGTTTAAAAGAATACCCGCATCACGCTCCAGCTGAAGCATAGGACCGCTTCGGAAACCCGAACCCAAACCAGGATAACCAAACTCGGCTAACTCATCAAGCTCCAAAAGCCGTCTATCAGCCACACGAGCAGCATCAATCTTATCTTGGAACTTACTAGCATTAGCTGTCAAAGTTTTTAAACGATCCGTTAAATCTAAACGAATCTTCCCAGAAGCAGTAACAGGTATACCAACTCCAGCATCTTCAAGAGTTTTCCTGACAACACCCAAATTGATTCCACGTTCCATGTCCATGATGTAACGCTGTGCAACTTCCTCAAAATTGTTACTGAAAATTTGTCGAGCTTCTTCTTTGCCTAAAACATCTACAGTTATTTCATCTATCTGATCACGCACAGATCTACCTGTGTCATACAGTTCGTCGCTTATAGAACGACCCATCCATGTTGTCTTAAACATTCCACCTGCAACCTCTTCACCTCTTTTTGCAACTTCTTCAATGTATTGGGCTGGAGTAATAGTCGGTCTGAGATTCCAAGGAGTGTCAGACCCCAAAGTACGAGGAGGTCGCCAACCTTTACCACCTAGAATCTCCTGCCCAGCCTCGTTCAAATAGCGAGCTGCATAAAGATCATTAGCAAAACCAGACAACTGAGTTTTACCCAAAGCCTCATTAGTTAACCTCGCAGCGTCATCCCACCATTGACGCAACTCTTGATGAAAATCAGCACCCTGTTGACCTAACCTTCTGAAAGACTCAGGCAACTCAGGATTCAAAGTCCCATCTCTCAAAAATGTGGGTCGATCAGAAGCTCTCATCATGTCTTCATTAGAAATACCAAACCGTTTAG